CATTACTTTGGGTTTCCAAAACTGCCACCAGCGAGGTGAGGATTCAACAACAAAGGTTGTTTCTAATCTGTTCCATCCGTTTAAGGATTCTGTTACTTTTAATTGTGTTTTCATTTCTATTTTGTTTTAAAGGTTTCTAATTTGCGCCTATAATTTGATGGAATTTCCCATCTTTATATGCTTAAACTCTTGTTAGTGGTGCAAATAAGCACCATTCAATCTACTTATTTTACTTTTTACCCTTACTCTGTAACAAATTGTAGCTCATTTTGTGACAATTTAAGTCTCATCGTTGTGAGCATTTGCAATTCGCGAATCACGAATCTTGTCGCTGAAGCCATCTTACATACATCTTGGCTGCCCAGGCAGCTCTTTGTTTTTTGAACGGATATCTCTTCCGTAGCTGTGCGTTTGCTATACGCAGGAACTGTTTCATCTCTATCATAGCAGGTTTTTTAATCGCAAGGCTTCTTTGTTGAGAAGCTCTGCTCGGTTCGTAGATTGTTTTAGTTGTTTTCGCAGGATCTTGATCTCCTGCTCATAGCTTTCTAGCTTGTTGACGTAGTTGCGTTCCATTGCTTCTATCCGTCTCTCATACATATTAACCATTGAGTTCAGTGTTGCTGCTCCTCCGTAGTCTTGTTTCCTGTTTAATATCAGCTGTTGTATGCTGTCTTGGTATTTCTTTACCAGGCTTGTCATCTCATCTAGCATTGTGAAGTATACCTGCTTGTAGAGTTGATCGTACATATTCGTTTCGTGCTGCTTTCTCGTATGGACCACCGTGCTGTGGTCCTTATTGATAATGCTTCCTATAGTCATATACGATAGTGCTGTCGTTTCTGTGACAGCCATCGTGAATGCATAGCGCCATATAATGTTCTTGCGGAACCGGTTGTTTTTTATGTTCTGCTCTAGGACGATTCTTTTCCATAGTGCTCGGATCATCTGTTCTTGATCCTGGAGCATATGTAGTTTTGCTATATCTTCCTGTCGTGTATTTCCTGTAACCATTCTAGGTGTTCTTTCTTGTCTCCGTATTCTATGTGACAGCTTCTGCATACAGCCATCAGGTTCTCGATCCTGTCGGCATTTGGATTGCCTCCTATACCTCTCCGGTGTATGTGGTGGATGTCTACGGCTCTTGCTCCGCAGATCTCGCAGGGTATGAAGTCATCTAGCACATAGTTGAAGTGCTGCATATATATTTTAGTGTGCTTCTTCATCTCTGTTGTGGTATACCAGGCTCTTCATATCCTCTACGAATGCTAGCGGTGTGTACCATTTGTACTCTCCTATCATATCTATCCTTGATTGGATCCGTTCTAGTACTTCTTGCTTTGTCATATCTCCATTTGTTTGTTTGGGTTGCGTAGTAATTTTACCAGGTCGACTCCTGCTATCTCGAAGCCGGTGTTGCCCGGCTTGCTGCGTAGCACGATCGGCTCCTCCATTGGTGTCGGTCTTCCTCCGGTCTCCATCTCCTTGACCTTGCGGATGTGCAGGTGACTGTACATCCAATCTTCAGGATGTTGGCTGTACCGGTGTACCACCATAAAATCTGAAGCCCTATTCACCCACTTACCACCACCTTCGCTATCCGCAGCCATTGGTGGTGCAGGGAAGCCTTCGTAGTTTGATCCTTTTTTGTTGGTCCTACGCAGGGCCTCCGTCACGGCGTGAGTGTTGAGCCATATGCTCACGTTGTTTTGTGAGCAGAACATTCGCATCTCGCTTGCGGCCATATAGTCGTAGTCGTGGCTTGTGAGTCCGGAGAGTGCTGTTTTGTCTTTTGCTAGGCTATTGTACGGATCTATCAGGAATCCTTGGTATGGCCATTCGTCATATACCTCCTGGGCTCCCTTGAGGAGCGTCTTGTAGGTCTGCAGCTCGCTGATGTCCATTATCATAAAGTATTGCTGCAGGAAGGCGAGGCTTGTTTCAAACTGTGCCATCGTCATTCGCTCCAGGACCTCACCGTTGTAATACTCTAGGATCTTTTTCATTATAGAGTACGGCTCGTTTTCGCTTGAGTAGATCAGCCACTTGATATCGTTCTTCAAGCTCTGCAGGAGCATCAGGTATATCGTTAGGCTTGTCTTGCCCACGTTAGCGTGTCCAAGTATTATGTTGAAGTTTCTCGGCTTGAAGCGGAAGTACTGATCTATCGCTTTGTGGCCGAAGGTGTACCCTTCCTTTATTCTTCCTTCTTTTACCGAGAGAAGGTCCTCGTGTAGTTTGCTGTAGTTAATCGTATTCTTCGTCAGTCCCATTATCGTAGTTTATTCGCTCGAGGAGCATATTGTGCTGTTCCTGTAGGTCTAGGAACTGCAGCTGCAATATCATATAACTTTGGGCAAGATCCTTGTAGGCTTGGTCTTTTCTCCATAGTTGCTCGGACAGTAGTCTTTCTATCTCCTCTTCGTACATCAGATGTATTCTTCGCAGGTGTTGCAGGTCAGATCTTGAGGAGGTACTACCGTGCCGCAGACGGCACAGTAGCTTGTTTCCTCGTGTAGTTGTAGGCTAGAAGGGCAGATCATCTTCTTGCTCTGTTTTGGCCTGGACCGGTTGCTCTCTGTATTGGGCCGGTGCAGGCGCAGGTGCTTCTTGCTTTTGCCCTGCGTTGATCCAGGTGTTGAACATCTCTGCTGCCTTTAGGGTCTGCTCTGCTTTGAGTTCGTGTATCGCTGCAAACTCTACTGCGGCCTTTAAGGCCACCTGGCGCACGATCAGTTTGTCTTTGTCGCTGTTGCCTTTTGGAGAGTAGCTGCTCTTGTAGCCTCCTCCGCTTGGAGCGCCTCCTTGGTAGTTAGGGTTTTGTCTTTTGATACGGCTCTTTTCTACATCGTAGGTGTAGGTTAGATCGTCTCCGACCTTTGGTTCCCATCCCTTGGTGAAGATGTCACCGGTCTGTCCGTTAGCCATTGTGAGCTTGTAGATGCTCATTCCGTTCCACTCTTTTTGGAACATCACGTCTTTGATAGTCGCTGTTGTCATTGTTTAGTAGTTTTCTTGTTTACAATTTTTGATGTACAGGTCAATGAGGTCCTGTGTTGTTTCGGGTCCGATTCCCTTGTTGAGTTGATGCTCTCTGTAGATGAAGTTTCTTGTGAGATGCAGCTCTAGTTGGAGTGCTTCGATCTGTGCTTCGTAGATCTTTAGTAGTTGGTCTTTCATTAGTCCTTTGTTTTTGTTTGCTCTAACATACAGTTATTATTTGTTATACACAAGAAAGGCCCGGAAATAAAACCGGGCCTAACTCTACCTACTAAAACAAAGGGACTAACGTAGGGATATTTTAACTATTGCAGTGTCTTTTGTAAGGCTCTTATCAGCCTTGAGTCTAATTTCTTGAACGTGTTTAGGACTGTCATCAGGAATGAATCCGAGATCCACCAGGCTATCACAAACAAACTTTGCGACCATAATACTATTATCAACATCGTAGCGATAATTGCACCGTATATAAACTTGAGCAGTTGTGTAGTGATCAATGTCATAGCTTGAAAGTTCTCGATCAATCTCTGCTTTCCACTTATCCTTCTCTCGCTTCCTGAACGTCCAATGCTTACTAGCGTAGAAGGCATTAAGAGAAGGTACTTTCCCAAGAGCGATCTCAATCTCATTGGTCCATTGCATCTAGCAGTCTTTGTGATTTCTCCGGATCGTATTTTCCGATCTGTGTATAGATGCATCTGCTGATTTCCTTGAGCGCTTGCTTGCGCTCCTGGTCAGATGTGCTGTCATTCCAGTGTGCTTGGATTGAAGTGTCGATTGCGAGTAGTGTGTCTACTATTGTCATTGTCCCTAATTAAGACTAGGGCTTAAAAGCCCTAGTTAGATTAACTAATATTAGTAATATAACTAATATAGTAAATAACTTAACTAGACCAAAGGTAGGTTTTTTTTCTTTGTAGATCAACTCCGGGATTTTAATTTCTTTTACAATCCTGATCGTGTCCTGTAGGCACTCGGCTTCTACCTGTATCGTGTCGTGAATGCGTTTTATCTTGATTCTAACACCGTTTCTTTGTATCCTGGTAGTATCTGTTGATTGAAGTACGATCGTGTCTCTAACGGTCCTTTCTTCTGTTATTACGACCGTGTCTACTACCTCTGTTCTCTCCTGTACAATCGTAGGATCCTTTGCAATCGCACGTTTTAGGTGCCACTGGGCACCACAACTTTGCAGCAGTAGGGCAGCGCTTATGAGCCACAAGCCTCGCATTCGGGATTGTCTATGGAGCATTGCTCGGGTTGTTCTTGTTGTTCTAGATCGTTGATGAAGTCTTCGAATGATTGGTCTTTCATTTCTTGTCTTTTGAGAAAAATAGTACGAATGCTACACCGAAGAACGCTCCGGCTTCCGTTAGTGTTGCTTTGTCAGCAAGCACCACTCCTATTCCTGTTAAAAATAAGACCACTCCGGCTACGGTAGTCTTCCAACTTGTAAAAATTCTATCTATCATTTTCTCTTGAGTATGTCGATCTCACGTTGTAGGTACCTGTTCTCCGTCTCTAGCTCCGCTACCTTTTGTGTTAGGCCTAGAATCTTGCCCTGGGCACTCTCTAGTGCCAGGCTCATCTCTTCGACTCTTCGTAGTAGATCTTCTCGGAACATTGTTTCAGGGTTATCGTCTCTCTTCTCCTGACGCAATTCTCGTGCCTCTTCCTTCTTATTCTTTATTACGCTCTCGTAAAACTTGAACGCTGCTCCGGAGCCCAGGATAGTAACCAGGGCTATGATTAGTTCTTTGCTTTCCATTGTTTAGTTACCCTTACCTGGTTTATTACTGCTGCTATTGCGATGATTGCCCATCCCCATCTCGAAGGTGCTTCCCACATTAGCCCGGTCATCAGGTATTGCTCTACTGTTAGGAAGGCTACGATTGTTGCTATCACGGTGCTGTAGTATCGGCATCGTAGGTCTCTCATACCTACGCTGTAAAATTGGAACAGTCCTCCTCCGATAGCTGCGATGATTATGTGCCACTTGAAGCCTATCTCGGTCCATACTGCTGCCGGCAGTAGGATCGTGTGTAGGATCGCTATCAGGAGCTCTAGGAACTCACTATCCGCAAACCCTATGATCGTCTTCAGGTTCTTCTGTATTAGTTTGTAGTTAATCATAAGTCTTTTTGTACATCAAACGAAGGACAGGCCTTGCTGCTAAATTCATTGTGGCCGTGGATTGTTGCTCCTGCATAGTTATCTGTTAGATCGAACAGCAATGAGTGCAGTGTTGCACTCTGTTCTTTGGTCCTGGTGTCCTTTGGTTTCATATCCTGATCTACCCCTCCGATATAACAGATTCCGATGCTGCCGGTATTGTGGCCTCTTGTATGAGCTCCTGTGCGTTCTATTGGCCGGCCTATGTGTAGGCTGCCGTCTAGCTCGATCACGTAGTGATATCCGATATCAGACCATCCTCGGTCCAGGTGCCACTTACGGATCGTCTCTGTTTTTACGTCTCTACCTTCCGGTGTCGCACTACAGTGGATTATGATCTTGTCTATCTTTCTCATTCTTCGTCTAGGTATACGGATCCAACGCCCTGGGCCCATAGCGAACCGTCACAGCACTTTCTGCTGTAGGTATTAGTCTCTTTGCAGAGGCAGCCTCTCCGGCTGTCTCTCGGAGAGGTTCTGCTTGGGATCTTGTCTTGCATTATTCTAACTCTTCTTCAGGCTCTGGGAAGTATTCAGGATGCAACTCCTTACACTTTTCAGTCCACTCACGAATAGCTGAACTGCTACCGAATGTATGGACACCTATAGGCGCACACCATATCATATTGCTATCCCAAGACTCTACAGGCTCACCATTCCATAGCACATCTACAGAATAGTTATCGGATAGTACAGGAGCGGTTAGTTCGTTTCCTTCATCATCGTATGTCCCTTCGGTTACGACTATGTGACCGAGTCTTACGATTGAGTGATTGTGTGTAGGGTTACCATCTTCATCAACACCTAAAGCATTGATTTTAGTTGTAGCTGCTCCTTGAGAGCCAAACTCGTAT